GGGTTTCGGTGGACATGTTCCCAGGGGTGAGCATGTTAATGGTAAACGTGTTACCAACCGTTCTATGACTGGTTCCCGTAACGACGGTCTCGGATTTAATGGTGCTAAGCGTACCGTGTCTGCACTCCAACATGTATCGGATCCCACTCGTAACAAGAAGGATGGTAACGTCGAACAATACAGGTACAACAACCAGCTTGCTCCCGGTATAAGCACTTTCTCTCATGGTCACGTCGTGGCTCCCGCTTCTCAACTCAGAGAATCTCAAGCTATGTCTCCCCAGCGTCCGTACACTTCAGAGGAGTTGTTTGCATATGGCTTCCGCCCCGACGACCGTCGTGGTAAAGCGAATAGACATGGTAATGCTGGTCGTATGAATGTTCGCGCGGGACCCCTTAACCAAGGTGGTATGCCCACTGCTATGCGTTTCGATACCACCCGTATTGATGGTCGCACGGGTCCTCTTAACGGTGGATGGACACAGCAATACGATAACAATAAGTATTACAACTTCAACCACTACAAGGGTAACGCTAACCCGTATGCCACAGATCACAGTCTCAATGTGGCCAAGCAACAGCTTCAGAACAACCCCCTCACCCAACAGATCATGTAAACAATTTCATCTTTTGCATAAACACACTGATTAAAATATATCCCCTTATTTTAATGAGCGTACACACGTTAGACATAGATAGTGGAGAACGCGATCCTGTAGCGTATCCCAATCCAGGAGATTATGTCGTCGAATTGAAGAATCCAATTTACAACGTCTCTAAGATATCACTGGTATCGGCTCGTATTCATGCGAGTCAATTTTTAATTAATAATCGTAACAACACGTTTGATTTTGTTGTTCATGGCACACCAGATACGGTTGTAACAGTAACGCTCACACCCGGAAATTACAGCGGTAACTCTCTGGCGACAGAACTGCAAACTAAAGTCAATGCTGCGTTAGGTAGTGCCTATGTAAGTTCTCCTATAGACTTTTCATATGATAAGGATAAGAACGAACTCGTCATAACATCTCTATCATCGGCTGCACCCGCTGGGAGTGAATTTTCGTTTAAGTTTTATGATGGTACAAATGGATATAATTCTTCAGTGGCTACGGAAGGGTATACAACTCCACACGATATACTTGGTTTACCCGCGAGTAACATAAGATCAAACACGACGTCTCCTCCAGAGGCACAGGGACTTTTAATAACGGGAAGTATAAATTTACAAGGCCCGGATGCACTCATACTGAAGATAAGCAGTGGTGCAGAAGAGTTGAATAAAACGGTGTATTCCGACACACCGTTCTATACTGGTCGAATCCTGATGTGTGGAGACGTCATCAATTATTCTGGTGTAGACGACACCGTGGAGCACACTTTCGAATCGGGTTCACAAAATATATCGAAACTGCGTATTCAGTTCTTTTACAGTAGTAATAATCGATTGATTCCATACGATTTTAGAAACGCGAATCATGTATTAAAATTATCAATCAACGGTGCAGTTGATAAATTATCGAGAGTTCCTATGGTAAAGAAGGGTACAGAATTACAGAATGAAGAACGTACTGAAGGATACCGTCTTCCGCCAAATATTCAAAGCAGGGCTGATGACCTGAATAAATGGAATGGGTTTGTTTATATATTTTTAATCATACTTACCGGCTGTTTCTTCATTGTATTCACTAAACCTCGAAAGTTTAGCGAGTAACCGCGTAGACGGGCGCAACGGGCTTCCTGACGCGAGTAGACACGCGAGAGATGATCATGTAGACGATCACGGAAAGAAGAGTGGTGAAGAGAGCGGTGAGCGCATAGTTCATGCCGCCGTTCTTCTGAACCTTGACGACCTGGTGAATGGACCAACGGACGACGTCCATCCAGGAAAGAGCCGCGGCGAAGGAGAAGCCAGCGACGACGGAGTTGAGGGACTGAGCCTCGAGCTCACGGGAGATCGCGAGGACGGTATCGACAGCGATATCGGAAGACATTTATTGTATGCACAGATTTTATTCTGGTAGCAAATCTTCGACGATCAATAATTTTTTGTATGTATTCTTATTGTATCCTCTGATATCGCCCTTCCTGGGTGTATCAGGTTCCGAATCGGAATCCGAATCTGACCCAGATTCCGAAGACTCGTCGACCGCCTTAAAACTTTTGTAATTAGAAGTCGTCCATCCCTGGAGAGGTGATGTGTCCATTACTATCAATCGCATTTTTTATCATTTCTTCTGACGGATTGGTCGGATTCCAGCCATCCCATGCGTCATATGCCTCATTGATTTTCATATAAAGTTCATCTGTTCCCGAATACGGGGCAAATGGAGGTTCTTCCGCCTCATCAACTGTCTCTATTTCCTCTTCATCCTCAGATTCCTCCTCTTCGTAAATCTCGGGGAAATACGATCCAATCTGTTGACCTACTGTATTCATCGCACAGTATTTTAAACAGTATTCCATATCCTTCGCTAAAATTATATCTCGACCACACGCTTTAGCGTACTGTCCTGATAAAACGACGGCGTGCTCCATTACCGGTTGCATTATGTTAATTGCTGATTCCACCATTTGGGAAGATAACTTTTCCGCTGCCTCCATTGATTCGGAGTATATTATTAGCGAGCGCGTAAACTCTAAGCTCTCTTTTAAGAGTCGATTCACTATTCAGTTTCAGGTTTATGATTTGCTCCTTAATAGCACTGAAATTGCGCTGACCCGTTGGATACCACTTCTCGGGTTCTAATGCAAAGCTATACGAGTAAAACCGTCTGAATAATTGAGTTCTCGAGTGATGGATACCACTCTGTACGGCCCTGAGATGTACGACATTTCCGGTCACTTCATCGAGAATTGTTTCGTTATCCAAAACCATCCCTAAACTGATGAGATGTTCAAAGTTTACATATTTACCACTGGAGCCTGGTGGATAGATTTGATAGACAAAATCGTAATCAAACGTGCTTATAAAACTTTCAACTGGTAGGGGAATATTCGCAACGACAAAATATAACTCCTTTACAGGGTTCGTGAAATCCATTTTAAACCTGTACTCATCCGTACCTTCGGAACTAGAGACCGGAATTTCAAAAGTATCCTGTTGGATCTGTGTGATGATGTAGTCGCGATTACTTTTCTTAATCGCCTGTCGTTCTGGGTCGTTAAGTTGAACCATCTCGGTGTGTAGACTCATAGATTCGATACTTAATCCGGTTGTATCTATGGGCTGTGTGTTTATGTGTATCATATTACCCATACCAGAATGCTGCTCGCAGTAATAATACAAATGGTGGGGTGTATCACTGTTTACGGTTAACGTCAACGTTATCGTTACGAAATCGTTTGTAGATGATTGGTTATCCGGGTAGTCAATCCAATTATTGTGAGATCCATCACTTCCCCTCGATAATTTAAACGGATGGAGCGTTTGTTGCGCCGTTCCGAATTGAAACGTATACGTACGACCATACTGTAATTCTATCTCTGGTGCCTGTACACCGTTTATGAAAAATTTATTACCACCCGCCGTCGATTGCACAGTTACAACAAAATTGGTATTGTCTGGTGAAGATCGTTGAATTATATTGGGTAAATTGTGAATACATTTACCAATATCACTGAGTTGAATTTCTATTTCACATTCCTGATTTGTTAAGGCGCAAAGTGGAATTGCGAGTTCTGGATTATTATGAAAATAGAACGGTATATCTACTATATAACTCGTCGATGTAGTCGCGAGTGGTAAGTGTTGATCTATGGATGCATGTCGTACAGGAAGTCCAGATGATTCGTCGGGGCATTTACCTATCAGCTTAGCCAGATTATTCTGTTTCGTCTGTGTAACGTAATGCTCGCTATAGATCTGTAACCAATCTCTAGGGATTCTCTGTACGAGTTGACCACCTATTACGAGGTCTACGTGTTGGAATATTGCGTGACCAATAGATTCGACGTATCTAAAGTTGGTTCCATCGGTTTCTAACGGCGGAAGTGTAAAATGTACCCGTACAGTTTTTATCAAATCACCGGCGTTCGCTGGTATCGTACACTTGAGAATACCTCCATATTCCAATTGACCGTGTAAGTCGTGGGACACGTCATACGCTGAAAAGTTTGTATGCTTTTTGAACTGTTTGATGAAATGCGTGTATTCAGGATTCTCTGTGAAGTAAGCATCCTGGGTACCCGTAGTGGCAAGTTGCACCCGTCCTGCCATTTCTATTATAACCCGTTAAAATTTTAAACCTGCTATTCCTCCCTCAACGTGTAGAAGGTTGTAATTCAAAGCATATATCGAAAAGTTTATATTCCGCGAAGTAGATGTTTCATCGAGTTCTACATCTAATTTTTTATGAATAATGCGACTCATGTTTAACTGACCGGTAGGATAATACAATTCTGGTTTCAAAGCGAACGAATATGTATAAAATTCATACGCGGGATCGGGGCATCCTGTATGATGTATTAAAGATTGTTCGTAGGCTAGATATTTACCTGTGTGATCAAACATACGTTTACCGTTACACTCAAACCGAATATTCTTCACGAACCGGTAATCAGATCTTTTATTCGTCACATGACTAGAAAATGCCTGATCAGATGATGAGATGTTAAGTAGACGGTCTTCACCAGCTCCCGGACTGACCGTGATGTCGTAAATCTTGGCACCCGCCGACCCCGATCCGGACACTATGATAGCATCACTTCCGAGTGCCGACATTTTCACTGGGGTATAAAAATATTCTTCGCTTGATTCCAATGTCCACTGGACGTTTCCGTCGACTACAGATTTACTGTATAACTTAAATCTATTAGAACTGTAAT